AGCGGTCTCTAACATGGTTAGCGGTTGAGATGGGAACTACAACTGATAATGTCCGACGTTTCGTTACTAAACATATAAATAATATGGCTAGTGATCCGATTCTTCAAGCAAAATTGCATTGTGTGATTAATGATCTTATAGCTGCAAATAACTTGATGGATATACATACATCTCGTGCTGCTGCAAGATTTGTTGCGCAAGAATTTCCCTTGTTATCTTCACCCGCTACATCACTTTTGGTCGCCCATTTGACCACTTTCATTAAACGAATCTCAGCATCAAAAATTGCTGGATTAAATATAGGAAATAATTATGTCAATCATTCTTAATAAACAATTCACTGACGCTCCAGGTCTCTCTCAGCAACAATTTGTCACCGACAAAGCAGAGAAGAAACCTCTTGTCAGTGAAGGTCAATTCAGACCTACTGTGTTTAGTCGTACGTTCCAAGCTTCACGTACAGGTGAAATCCTGGTAGAAGTAGGTACGGGTAAAGTTGAGCCCATCAACCATTCTCGTATTATTCTTCAGTTATCTAAGGATGAAGGTGTTCCAGTATCTGAGTTAGTCGATAGTTACAAACAATTAGTATATCGTCTATCATATGAGCCTGAAATTATTCGTCGAATTGTTGCATTAGCGTTAGGTAGTAGCGAACGTCCAATTAGGGCAAATAACATTCCTAAATTGCCTGCTTCAGCGTTCATCGATCACATGATGGGAATTATGTTCCCAGGTGTTGTATCACGTGTAGATGAAGTGCTATTACATATCGCTGCAGATGCGTTGATCGCGATGGTTGCTCAAGTAGGTCTTGTGTCTAATGATGCTCCACACATTCACCGTATGCGTCCTGGAAACTTGTTTCCGGCCTATGATGATTTGATAGACATCATGGAGTTACGTGATGTAACTTTTATTAGTACTCAACTTGGTTCAGCTGATTTGTCACTTGTTTCAAAGACACTGAATAATTCCAGCAATCGTGATGGAGGAGCTATTTCTCCGTCAATTTTGGCGCAAC